AACCGCTAGGGTATGTGCGATTTGCTACCCCACCCCGTCACATGTAGCACATAGATTTGTATCACATTGACAGACAGGGTGGCAGGATGTAGTATACTAAAGAAGTGAGAGGGAGAGGCTCAGCCCTTACTCTCACTAGCGGGTCCGGCATTTTCAGCCGGGTCTGTGCTACAATAACCACAGTTCAAAGGAGGCAACCGACCGAACCGCACCAAGTCGAGCCACGGCACGCAAGCCGAAGCGGCGTTAGATCCGGCCTCAGGCGAAAGCCTCCGGCGACCCACCGCAAGCGGACATCCACGCCGAAGCTCGCTCACGCTTCACGCTTCGCACCTTGAAAACAACCGTTAAAGCCGGGGAGATATTCGATCTGTTCCTTCTCTTTCTTGTCATGAACAAAACGACTCAGACAACATTCAAAGGACTCAGCGGCTGTGTGGTCGAGCTCTACTCGTCAGGGTGGAGTGACGACAGTTCAATAACAGTCCGCGATACTTCGGGCGGCGATTCCGTAGTGATGGAGGGTCTTACCACGCAGTCCCTGCGCGGCGGCATCCTGAAATACGTAAAAGACGTGGGGTATCGCGACGAGAGCGCAGAGCGCAGGCAGTTTCTGGGGGATCTCTCCAAAACTATCGCCGACGTGCTCAAGCGTTGGGATGAAAGCAAAGCTAAAGAGGCAGAGGCCCAGGCAGAGGAAGCCGTTTCATGGGAGTCATGAAACGTACTTTCTCTACCGTCATCGCCGGAGTCATCTTCGGCGGTGGCCTCTCCCTGGCTTTCGTTGAGTCTCTCGCTCAGTACCCGAACCAGCACAGCGGCACACAGCCGGTCACTGTTCACACTCTGCGGAGTTGGTAATGAACATCAACCAAGCAGACTTGATTCGTTCGGTTCTTCCCGAAGTACACCAGCGCGTCAGCGCTGGTTGCTTCGATGAGGAAGAACTTTACGAGGGCCTCTGTGTCTTGTGTCGGATGAACTCCGAAACAAGATCAGACGCAGAGTGCGAGACGGTCGCAGACCGTGCTCATTCGGTCATCCTTTCAATGGTGAACCGATGATGACCGTACAAGTGTGGCGGGGCACTCCCGCCGCTGGTGGATTGGGGTGGCTGACCGTTGGCCGCCCCAGATCACGGGCAAGCGCTGAGGCTTTCTTAGGGAAGCTCCAGCGCATCCGCCCTGAGTATTACTACAGGTTGGAGCCGGTAAGCTCCGATTATGTAGTCACCCGCAGTCCCTTTGATCTCATTCGATGACTACTTATTCCATCGTGCGTTTCTACGCTCCAGGGCAGAACAAAAGCAGCAGGGTCATCCGCAGAGGCTTGAGCCTTGAGGAAGCCCAGTCCCACTGCAAACATCCATCAACCCGCAAAGAGGGCGAATGGTTCGACGGTTACACAGAGGAGTGATTATGTGGTCCCTTCCTTTGATCAACCCGAGTACAGATGAGATCGATGATGCTGTGATCGACGCACTGACAATGCAACAGCACAGCAGATTCAGTCTGTGGAGCATACAAACAGGCCAACCAGTGTTGGCCCTGCTCCGCTCTGCCCGCTTCGTGTGCCGTGAGAACGGCGGGAACTTCGGGGTTGTGCTTGAAGGCACGTTGCCTAACTGCAACCTTTACGGCGCACTCCTTCCCGACGGGTCAACGCACACGTGACGTTAAAAACGTTCCGCAACGTCTCACGCTTCCAGGTGTTCGTACCTGAGAAGCGGGGATGGCTGCGTTACCGGCCCAGCTGGAATGCGCCGGAGGTGTGGCACTGCGAATTTGCAGAGCAGGATGGGTCTAATCAAAAGCGCAAGCTAATCACCGCCGCTTACGCGGAAGATATATGGCTTCGCTACAGATCCATGGAAACTTGTGAAACTACGTTCTTTTCTTATGACCTTTTACTTCGTAGCTAAGCGAGTCGCAACTAGACGTGGGTGCACTGAGCACCACCAAGAGTTGCTTCAAGTGACAGCGCCGAGCTTTAGAGCAGCGGACCAGTGGATCAGCTCTAATTACAAGGGCTGGACACACTGGCACACCGATGCACCTCAAAAGTACCTAATGGACTGCACAAACTTCTGTGCATTTACTGCCCCGGATTGACCCATGACTAACGACGTTCACATCGATCTTGAAGACGCTCAAGCCATTGCTCAGAACATTGAAGAACATCTCCAATATGACGGAGACGCCGATAAAAAGTTCTGGCAAGCAATTCTTAGGCGCTTAAACATCGCGATTAGTCACACTTCACCTAATTGACCGCGAAGATGCCCCGGATTGACCGGGGCTCTTTTCTCATATGGCTTCCTGTGCTGCAGTAGTGTCCACGTTAACGAGCCAGTAGTAGGCGTCGTGATCGTGGCCGCGACCGACGACGGTGCACGGGCCGGAGAAGAATCCATCCTTCCGCATCAGGGCACACGCCGCGTTGTAGTGGTTTTCTTCGGCGGTTGAGCCGTAGTGCCAGTTAATGGTCACGCTCCAGGTGACTTCAGAGTCGCGCTTGTGCGTTGCTTTGATGCGGGCTTGGCGGTGGTTGGTGGGACCGAGAAAACGGGTTTTGATGATCGGACCAAGGAGCATTGGTGTTTTGGGTGAACTGGTGCTACCGTAGCACAGTAATTCGCACTCAACACCCATGAGCGAAATTCTCCAGATAGAAGATGTGGAGGTCATCCGAGCCCACAGCACGGACCAGATAGAAATCCGCATCACTGCGATCGTTGATGACTTGATCCAGGTCAGTCCGGCTGTGTTCTACCCGCCGGGGGTTTCGTGCCCTGCGGAGTTCGGACCAGGCAAAGCGGAGACCGTGGTGACGATCGCGCTCGATCAGCTCGACGGCGCTGACTGGGAGGTGATCGGCTGATGAAACGTTCCAGCGAACAGCTAAAAACTCAGCAAGAGCTGGCGAAGCGCTTGCTTGATATGGGGTTGAAGCCCGCCGATGTCGCAGCCACGCTCCAGCGAAAATATGGGGTGAGCAGAGCAACGGCTTACCGTGACGTTGATAACGCTGACGTTCAACGGGAAGCTGAGGATCCGAAGCTGGAGGTGGAGGCCGTTCCAGCGATCAGCTTTGAGGACCGGGACGCGCTGATGCGGATGACGCGCCAGTTGCTGATTGATGCGTTCCAGGCTGGCAACGTGCAGGACTATGCACGTCTTATCCGTGAATATGAAAGGCTCGCCCGCATGGGTGGTTTGTCTCACGAGCAGTGAGATTTTTGTCTCACACCAAAGGGCGATCAGCGACGTAGCGGTTGAAAAACTGCTTCAAACGTTCCAGGGGCATATTTAGCCCCTGGGCTTGAACTGCCACGTTGTACTGGCCTGTGTACAGACGTTCCAGGGCTTCTTCTAGTTCTTTAGCGCTTGTTGGGCCTTGTACAGGCTCATCCTCTCTAGCCATTGACACTCCGCCCCACGTAATTCTAGCTCATTTAGCAAGCGCACTTGCGGGGCTCCGCTTCGACGGGCCACCACAATGGCTCCGCTTTTCGGCTTTAAGTCAGTCAGGGACTGGAGTCCCAGGGAATACGCTCCAGCCTGACAGATGTAATTAGACAACATTGCTTCACTTCTGGCGTTAACGCTGGTTTTCCAGTCAGCGATGCAGAGGGTGCCGTTTAGGTCGATAAGAGCGTCTGCCGTTCCAGCCCAGCCTCGGGGGTCGTGGATGGAGAACTCGACGGCGTGGATGGCCGTTACGTTGTCTCCGATCCAAGCCCGTAGACCTCGGGCGTAGCCAGAAGCGCTCCAGGAGACCCTAGGAGCCCCCTGGATCGCCTTTTCGATTGCCCAGCTAGTGATTCCCTTTGGAGCACGTTCCAGGCCGTCATTTCCAGTCCTCCAGCTTCCTCGCTTGTTTGCAGAGTTTCGAGCCAGCTTTGCTGCCGTCTTGAGGACATATTCCGCGTGATCGTGCGCCAAAGTACCCCGCTGACAAGCAATGTCGCGCTCAGCGGCAGCAGTGGGTCTTTCAAGCCAACGGTCCAGGGCATCTTTCTGCCATTGAGGTGAGGTTTCCTTGAGTATGTGGGTGACGGAGGCGTAGGTGTTGCCTCGTTCATCTCGGTACACGCGATGCGGGCCAGAGTCGTCACGTTCCAGGGTCCAGCGGCGTAGCCCCGCTAGTGCGTTTTGGTTATCAACTGCAGGCAATGTAGGGCTCTTAAATTTGATTAAGTGTAGAGCGGACTTACGGACGGTCCTGCCTTAATAACGGCCCATTGGGGACTAATGACCCTGGTACCACCGCTATTCCTAGACTGGAACCCTGCTTCTGCAATCAATAACAATCATTAGAAACCGCTTGGTCCGAGCAGTCCCGATATTGATTACGGGCAGGCAGGATTTCGGGAGATCGTTGGCCCTAGTTCTGCCGCTCTTAAAACAAGTTGGGACTTACACGAAGGGGAACGTAGGACTAGACAAGCCCTTGCCGCTGTTTCCAGTACGGCACCCATGATGCCCAAAAACTTCAGCCTTCTTTGAACGGATTTGCGCCGGTCAGAAGACGCTCGATGTCGAACCCACCTTCTAAAGATTCGGTCCAGGCAGCTTCAATGGTTTTGTCGCTGTCTTTTTTGCGGGGCACTGGGCGGAGTGAATACTTGGTGTCCAAACCGTTGCCCTCTTTGCCGAGAACGAAGTCGTGCTCCAGCAGGTTGGCGTAGTCCTCCATTTGAGAGATGCCGTCGAGTTCGCTGATGATGCTCTTCTGGGAGAGCTGCAAGATCTGCACCGTTTCGGTCTCGTAGTTATAGACCGGGGCAGCGATGGCGAATTTGACTGCTTCAGGAGCAGTGCCTTCGCGGTTCATGCGACGGCTGTACTCGGGACCCATTTCGGCTTCGATGTCTTCGCTGCTGGGGTCTTGGGCAAAGCGAAAGGGTTGGGGTTTGCCTGATGCGTCTTCGCCCCAGCACTCATAGAACTCAAGAGGCTGGTCGTTGAGCAGCGCAAAACGGACGCTGTTGCCGGATTGGATTTTGGAAGGGTTCAGGTAACCGCCGCCTGTGCCGGTAGTTACGGCTGATCGGGCTTTCTGAGAGAGGAAAGGCATGTAGAAGTTGCTGTGGGCGTATCGCCCGGTGCTTTTCAAATGTAGCACGGTGGCAGCAGGGGTCAAGTGCGGTAGGATGAAAAAGCCCCCAGAGCTTGAAAGGCATCTGGGGGCAAATACCCAAACTCGACACTTGTATTGTAGCAAATGGATTTAGCTGCTTTTGCACGCACTTTGCCCAAGCACTGGGCAACTGCACCGATCTACGCCAAGGACCACGTAATGCCTAAAGGTGGCGTGGCTTGCGGTAAATCACCGCTTGGCCGTGCCTCTCGTGAGCCTCTTTCACCTGAGCTAACTGCGATCTATATCGAAAAGAGCCCTGAAGTTTTTAAGGCTGTGGGCGTTTACACCGGGGCAAATTCAAAGGGCCTCGTTATTTTTGATGTGGACTACAACCTTGGAGCGATCCAAGAGAAGTGGGGGGCTGATCTAGAGAAAGCTCCTAGGGTTGTGTCCCCTAAAGGCAATGCAGCCAAGTTCCTCTTTTACGTTCCAGAGGACGATTGGCTTTGCGTTGATTCACTTAGTCACCAAGCCGCAGGACGTGAGGGTTGGGAGGTTCTTTGGGGGGCTCAAGGCGTTATCTGTGGTGCCTACCCGAAGGGTGGTGAGTACACGTTCCATGGGGATGCTGGTGCTGTGCCTGAAGCCCCTGAGTGGTTGCTTGAGCGGATGCGCGAGGAGCACCGCAAGCGCAGGCAAACTGAGTCTGGGCGGCAACTAAAAGATTCTCGATACAAGAATCGCACCAGGGAGGAGAAGATTGCGATTGCTCAGAGTTGTCTGAGTGTGATTGAACCGAAAGGTGCTTTTAGCAATCGCTTTTGGTGGGAGATCGGCGCGATGATTAACAGTGAGCTTCCTAATGAGGACGGGCTCAAGTTGTGGGAAGAGTGGAGTCGTAGGGATGCCGAATACTCCTATGACTGGGAAGACGGTAAGAACCCTTGTCGTGATCGCTGGGAGGCAGGGTTTAGAAGCAGCGGGCTTGGCCTGGGATCGCTGATCAAAGAGGCGGATTCTGTAGATCCGAAGCGGACCCGATTTCAAAGGGACGGTCTTACACAGCTGGTGGAAGAGATCGAATCGACGCCGCTCAAGTACAGGGTCGAGTATCTCTCGGGGGAGGAACTTCTCGCGCGGGCGGAAGAGCTAGAGCGGACTATCGAAAACCCTGCGCTGCTTGATCAGGCCAAAACTGCTTTGGCTGCTGAAGCTGGGCGGCACCGTGAAGGCGCTGCAGCGGTTGATCGTTTGCTTGATACGCACCTGACGTTCAAACGTAATAACGAGTACCAGGCCAGAGATTTGACGGATCTGGATGATGCTGACTTTGAGTACATCATTCCAGGCATTCTTCCGAAACCTTGGCTGTTGCTAGTTCACGCCGATGGTGGCACGGGTAAATCTGCGATGTGTCAGACGCTCTGTAAGCACATCAGCCAGGGCAAGCCTTTTGAGGTTTATGGGGCGTTGGAGAAACTGCCGAAGGGTCGCTGCCTTTGGTTAAACGGTGATCAGAGCGAACGGATTGTGCGACGGCAGTTTGATGCCATTGGTGTTAACTCAGGCGTGGATGTTGTAGGTGAGTGGGACATGCAGTGGTTCCGCCGGTTCTGCAAGATCCAGGGAGGGGGTGTTGATGACAAAGATGTCTATACCCCTGGTAAGTACGACCTGATCGTGATTGACAGTCTTGACGGCTGCAACGACTCCAACCCTTACGAAGAGAATCGTCGGGAGTATGCGCTGCCGTTGAAGCGGTTGGCGCGGCGTAACGGGCAGGACTTCGGAGCTTGCACGATCGTCGTTATTCACCACAACAACCGCAACGGTGGGTTCCGTGGCACCAGCGCTATCAAGGCGGCTGTAGACGAGACCTGGAACATGCAGAAGATCTCTGCCGAAACGACGGTGGAGATGGGCGTTCCAATTAACTCCAGGCTCATCACCGTGGAGAAGTCACGAGATGGCCGCGAGGGGCACCGAATGGTGTTCAGCCTCATGGGGGACTTCACCTACAAGATCGGCGGGGTTCCCGAAACCGAGAACACCGTCAAGCTGCCAACGCCGAACCAGCTCATGCAGGATGTGCTGGAGATGATGCGGAAGACAAAACGAGTGGTTTGCCTGCGGGATCTGGTGGAAGACGAGGTTTTAGGCGGCGTACACAGAAAAAACGGGCTGGAATATGTGCTGAAAACCCTTAAAGCCCACAAGGTCATCAAAAAGTGCGCTCCTCCTGCGAACCTCCCAAAACAAAAAGGCAGGAACCCGACGTATTACCGCGCGACTGGTGAGTACGGACCAGAGCCTTTCTCTAAGCGCTCTCCCGCGCGTGGGGAGTCGTTGGATTCTGTCCGAGAAAACAAGACCTCTTCCCCTGGAACGGGTTTAAAGCGGAATGAGGTTTCCGAAAATGCAAATTTCCGGAATAAGACTGATGAGCCCGTTCCTTTTTCGGAAAAACCTATTTCCGGAAAAACGATTCCGGTTAAGAACCCTTCCAGTGCAACGGAAGTGCATATTTCGGACAGTTCTCACGTACTTAAGGGGGATGATGCCTGGAACGCTTGGGACTGATGCAGTAGCACAATGAGCTAGTCCGTGCTAGCTTCGGCATGGATGTAAAAACGTGTGGGGGTGCGTCTGGCCACGCAACCCCTGCACTAATCCACCGAACCTTCATTTCGAGGATTATGCGCCCTCAGCTTACTTACAACCCTGAGACAAATAAGTGGGAAATCCCGCCTGAATTTAGTAATTGGGATTGGATAGTTGATCCCAAAAACTACCCTGATCCCACTTTCGCTGTATTTTCAAGAGAGTACGATTATGAGTTCATAGACAGAAGAGGGATTCTTTTTAAATATAAGAACCACATTTACGGTAAAGAAACCAAAGCTGTAAGCAGTACAGGTAAAACATTTGTACGAAAATCATCTCCAAAATCCTATCAATATAATTTATTTTTTAAAGGAGCTGTTAGGTTAATAAACAATCCTGCGCTGTATAGATCAGCAAGATATGGAAGTCTCAATGGCAGCTTTGTCATAAATTATATAAATTCTATCCCATTACACGATCTTATCCCTAGCGGCACGGTTACAAAAGAAGAAAAATTGTATAAAAATTTATTAAACAAAAAATACTTAATTTCTACGGAGTTTGGTGCGTTAATGGCTAGGACATTTAACTATACTTCGGGTATTGAACCTAGGCAGTACGGGCTAAAAACAGAAAAACGTGAAGACAGACTTTCTAAGTGTCCTGCGTGTGAAGCTATTTATTACAATCTCAGCAGAGATTTTGTTCTTCCTAAAGACTCGGATTACTCGGATCTTCGTGAAAAGATGACGCAGCAGGCAGAGCACAAGCAAATCCGTGATGAGCATGGTTGACGGCGGTTAATAGTGTGCTACTCTATTCACAGAGTTCACAGAGCTGTGACCGAAAAACAAACCGTGGCTAGCATCAGGACGGCCCACCATTACGGTGGGGCGTTCATGAGTAAGCTGGCCGAAGCCGCCCTTGCAGCGGACCCGGTTCACCGGAATCGTGTATTGTCGGCTTTCCCAGAAATCGTTGCCAGGTATGGGCCTGGCAGTGCCTTCTACAACGAATACCTCTAAGGTATTCTGCTACACTAAAACCTACACAAGGACCACCCATGTCTGACTCAGCAGCCCTTTACAGGGCGAAAGAAAATCTCCGCATGTTGGAGACTTGCCCCACTTGGTACGAGCACCTCGCCAGCGTTGAAGCTGCAATGGCCGAGGAGAGCCGCGTTTACGCCATCCGCACCACCGCTGGGTGGGACCTGGATGAAGGCGGCTGGTACGCACCATGCCCTGAAACCGGAGAGTTGCTTCCCGAAATGGAGTGGCTTGACTTCGGTCTCGCTTATCCAGAGAGCATCAAATGAGCATTAAAGCCAAACTTCTCGGCAACAAATACTCTCCTGCTGGCACTCGCGTGCCTACAAGCCTTCTGCCTGAAGCTCTCCGGTGGGAACGTGCCAGGCAGCGAATTTTTACTGCCTTGGGCGACAACGAGCAAGCCTCGAAGTGCTCAGACCTTCTCAGCATCTACGAACGTCGTGTCATGGAGGAAACCAATGACCTTTGAAATTTTTCACGGGATAGAGCACCTGAAAGAGATAGACACTGCGGTGTCCATCTGCTTCGACACAGAGACTTTGGGGCTTCAGCCTGAAAAGGGCAAGCTTCGGCTTTTACAGCTGGGGTGTGCTGTGCGCGAAGCTGTTGTCCTCATCGATTGTTTTCAACTTGATCAAAGCGACTGGGACTGTTTGCGGCGCTTTTTCAACAACGGAGACAGATTCTGGCTGGCCCACAACGCTGTCTTTGACCTTGGGTGGCTGCAAGAGCACGACATCTATCCGCGTGGGTGGATTGGTTGCACCATGCTGGCCAGCCGACTTCTCACCAATGGCATCGCTAACTCGAAGCACGGCCTCGCCAATGTCGTAAAGCGCTACCTCGATGTAGACCTGCCAAAGGACCAGCAAAAATCTGACTGGGGCAACCCAGATCTGTCTAAGGAGCAGCTGGAGTACGCGGCTAATGACGTTGCCGCATTGATGGATCTCGACCCCGTTATCAAGCGGCGGCTAGAGGAGCATCAACTCAGCATGGCTTACACGCTGGAGTGCCGAGCGTTACCTGCCATGGCGCAGATGTGGAGAACTGGTTTGCCCTGGAACGCCAAGAACCTGGAGCAACGCAAGGTCGATTACGAGCACGACATTAAAGAGCTGGCTAAGGACTTCATACGACTGCTGGATGAAGCGTTGCCTGAGGGCGAGAAGCTTCCTCGTGACGACGACGGCAGTTTCAACCTTCGTCCCAAGGATGAGGGCAAGCTGCGAGAAGGCACCAAGCGGTACAAGGGTTTCAACCTCAACAGCCCTAAGCAGCTCTTAGAAAAACTTGCTTTGGTTTTGAAGGAAACGCCTGTTGACGCCAACGGGAAGCCGAGTGCTTCTAGGCAGGTGCTGCGTGCTTACGCTGCTGACCATGAAGTAGTTCAAATCTACCTGTCGTGGAAAAAAGCTGAGAAGCGGCGGCAGATGATCAACTCGATCCAGGAAAAAATGGACTCCGAGGGTTTCGTGCGGGCGAGCTACATGCAGCTTGGTGCGGAGTCGGGGCGTATGTCTTGCATCAAACCGAACAACCAGCAGATTCCTCGTGACAAGCAGTTCCGAAACTGCGTTGAAGCCCCGGATGGTTGGGTTCTGGTGGACGCTGACTTTGGCCAAATGGAGCTTCGTTTGGCTGCTGCTGTGGCTCAAGACGAGCGGATGATCACTGCGTTCCAGGCGGGGGAAGATCCGCACACCGTTACTGCCAATGCGCTTGGTTGTGATCGGCAGATCGCAAAATCAGCCAACTTCGGTTTGCTGTATGGATCGGGCGCGACAGGTTTACGGAACTACGCAGGGGGCAACGGCGTCACGATCACGCGGGAAGAAGCAGCGCAGATCAGGCAAAAGTGGCTCAAAAAGTTTGACGGCATAGCCAAGTGGCAGCAGTCCAATGCGGCTGAAGCCGAAAAGGACACGTCTGGTATGTCGGCGGAGATCAGAATCCCCGTGTCGGGTATGCGTCGTTTTTTACACGGGGATATGAACCGGCTGACCGTCCGGTGTAATACACCAATCCAGGGAGCAGGTGCCGCAATCCTCAAGTGTGCACTCGGGAGTCTCTGGCCTCTGGTCAAGATTGCCGGTGAAGACACTGTGCGTATTGCTGCCGCAGTGCATGATGAAATTTTGCTGTTGGTTCGCGAAGACGCAGCTCAAGAGTGGGCTGGCGTTTTAAAACAAGTGATGGAGGCAGCTGAGGCCAGATGGCTTGGGGAGATCCCCGCATTAGCTGAAGTCTCCATCGGCAAAACTTGGGATGAGGCGCACTGATGGTGAGTGTTTACAGCACAGACGTGGGATGGTTCTGTTCTTGTGGGGGCTCGGTAACCTGCTACCGAAACCTCTGCGAGGCCATGGATGCCGCTTACAGGCAGGCAAATAGTGATGGAACGCTTAAAAGAAGCGATCCGGACTGCGACGACCGGTGATCTACAACGGGCTGCCATGTTTTTGGAAGGAGCTAAAAAAGTACGAGACGGGTGCACGAACCAGCGGGCTCAGGCCCGCAAGGCTCAAGCAACTGCTTGGAAAAAGAAGGTAGATCCTTCTGTAATGTGGTAGCCTATTTGTAGTAACCTAGTCCCCATGGCGATTAGACACGGGCAAAAAATTTACTACCAGGTTTTGGTGGACCCGAACAGAGCAGAGCTGATCGAGGACTTGGCTAAAAAAGGCGATATGCGAGCCACGGCTTGGATTCGTCAGGCTATTTATTCAGAGCTGAAGCGTGTGACTTCTACTGTCATTTACAACGAAGCCACAGCCAAAGACCAAGCACAGTGGCGGTCCTCTATCCGAAATCGGGTAGAAGGCCGCAACAAACCAGAAGAAAAAACCTACCTCCCTAAGGACTGATTGATGAAAGAGGTGAAAACCTATCTTCCTGAAGACGTAATTGCTCGTTTAGACCAGGAAGCAAAACAAGCAGGCATGGCGCGTTCCGAGCTTGTTCGTAATCGTTTGACTGCCCCAAAAAATGTAGGTATTTCTGTCAGCACTGGTGATTTTCACAAAACTGTTACAGAGGTTCGCCGCCGCTATAGCTACGGTCTGGACAGGGTGCAAGCAGAAAGCTTGGTCGCTGCCGTCATTGTCTGTTTATCAGAGAGAACTAAGCGTGCCTAAGGCAATTAACTTCCACTTCTGCCACGTCGTTGAAAACGACGATTCGATGCCTTTAGCTATTGCTAGGTACACCTGTTACGACAAAAACGACAAACCTTTAGCCGTAGAACAAGTTACATACGAAAATGACCTTTATTACTTTGAAACGGAAGCAAGCGCCGCCCTTCAGTCCGGGGTGGACGTAAGTATTTTGACGTGCCAGCCGTTATCTGCGTTCCCGACGTTGAAGAAAATTGCCGATACGCAGCGGCGTTAATCGCAAATACGCTGCACATCTAGCTCAGCCACACGCCCCACAGCCTGCTTGAGCAGCTTTGAGTAGTGCCAGTTTTGCCGAGTTAACGCACTGCACAGCTGCTGGAGCGTATGCAGGTCTTTAGTGGAGTTAATGCTTCGGATTTGGCGCTCCAAGCTCAATTCCTCCGTCAAAGTCTGCTTTACCACCATCCAGTCGGCCCAAGCCATCGGTTTGCTCCAAAGATTGCAAGATGTTGCGCTCCTCGGAGTAAGGAGCCCTTGCACGCATGTAATCATGTACCCCCTGCATTAGCCAGTCGGGCGGCCAGCAGTTACTCCAATTCACAGGTTGACTACAACCCATGACCACAGTGGCCCAAAATGCAACCAGATATGACCAAGCCCAATACAAATTCATTGCACTGGCTCTGGATCTGGCGGTATATCCACCTCGACCTCTTCAATCCATTGACGCAATGCCGCGCCAGTGCTGGTGTACTTAGGCCACTTCACAGCCTTCAGCAGCTCTTCCCGCGACAAACAGATGTAGCTCTTCTCAGGCTCCCAAACTAAATAGCTCGGCGGACCCTCACGTGGGTGGCGGTAACGCACGATCAAAGCGTTTTGTCTTTTGAACTCTTTTGAAACTGGCATCGGATCAGATTCTGTGTACCGTTGGACTTCCCTCTTTCATAAGCGGGTCAGTCAGGCTTGCCAGGGGCACCCGGCCTGCTAATCAGCTCATGGCGCGAGAACCATGTGCAGTGCCCCAATTACTCATCATCTACAAGGATCACCCAGCCAGAGCCTGGGCCTTCGACTTGCCAGCGCTGCTTGAACGTGCCACGGGGCACCTTGACGTTCTTGCCCCCGTAGCGAGTTTCATGCCCGCCGCGTTCAATGCGTGGAGCGCCCATCGGGTCGTGCATAACCCACTGCGCGTCTCCGGTTGATTCGGTGCCTTCAAAGCCGACAAGCACGCTCCAATGCCCGCAGGAGTACGAGTCACACATAGGTGGATGACCTCGAAGCAGGTTGCCTTTATGCAGCCACCCGACCAAAACAGGGCGGCCACTGGCGATCTCTGCTTCGACTAACGCTCCATCAGCGTCATTCCTGAACTCGGCGTTTAGTCCAATCTCTCTCAACGTCCTCACCTGGGCTCTCACGTCTGTCGTGTCGCCAAATCTTTTCCGTACCTCCCCATACTCTTCGGCGCTTTTCACCTTGCCGTACATAAGAGCCAACATTGCCGCTGATGCGTCTAAACATCGTCGATACCCCTTGTACTTGAACTCCATTTGGTGGACATAAGGGACAACTGCCTTTTGCGCGATGCCGCTAGCCTTCCACGCCTCGAACCACGCTGCATCCTCCGCCAACAATTCTTTTGGCAGAGCATCTTCTAGCTCTTTGACTGCTGCTGCTTGATGGGGCGTTCCACGGAAAAACTCGAAGAACGGCAAGAGTGCTAGCGCCATCAGGGTCTTAAGGCGAGGCGTCATCGCACCAATGCTGACGTGTTGCAGGCTTTGCCGCCATCAACAAAACCTGCGTAATAAATTAAACCCGCAGCAGACAGGAGCATCCCAGACAGTGTTGTCAGCATCCCCAAAAACACGGCAAAGATGACGCGCTTGCGAATCATGTTTTAGACCTGGGCGGAAACAGATTTTTCTCTAAAAACGCTGCTACCGCGTCATCAACCGTGTTGTCAGAACGCTTTGCATACTCCTTGACGAGATCTACGATCAAACGTTTCAAACTTTCAGACCGCAAAAACCGCAAAAGAATTGGCTTGAGGATCAGGAACATTGGAATTGTTCAACTACTGAAAGTCTAGTTTCGATTGCTGTGCCCTTCCAGTCTCGCCACTGCTTGCTCTAAATCGCCCAGCCTTGCAAAGACTTCTTGATTGACGCTTCTGATATCTGTATGCAGCACGTCAAGCTGGCGGCTCAGGTTGTCCACAGCAGCAGTAAGCCGCACCAGTGAATCCCTGCCCTGCTGGTTTTGCTGCCTTAGCCCGGTGACGCCAAGACCCGCCACAGTGATTGACGCTCCAGCGGCAGCGGCCCAAACTTCAACCATGCTTCGACCTCGGCACTCGCTCCATCATGGCAGAACCACAAGAAAATCAAGAAAAAGAAGGCGTTGCAATCGCTGATCTTGTGAAATGCGCTGTTTTGGTGTGGAGCGCGACATTGCTAACAGTCTCTTATTTGGGTTTCTTCCCGCAGATGAAAATGGACAATACTTTTGTGGCTAGCTTGCTCACGGGGGCAATGGCCTCTTTTGGTATTGAGCGCAAGTCTGCTAACCAGCAGAAAAAACAGCCACCTAAGATTGACTCAAAGGAGCCACCAAAATGAAGCACTTCCTGCCTTTGGTTACGTTGCTGGCTTTCGGCCCAGCAGCTCATGCTGACTTAATGCACAAAATCACCAGCTCAGTCAGCCTCCAAGTAGGCGGGGCTATGACTACAGCAGACAGAATCGGCTCCAGCTTTTCAATCAGCGGTTCAGGAGTTGATACGACTGACGGCACTACAGCAAATACGATTTCAGCAGGTACGATCACGTCCGGTGTTTACGCTCCAGGCACAATCGCTGCAACGCAAGACACACCCGGCAACGCTTTCAGCTTCAGCCAGTCATACACTCAGGCCGATGCCGTCCCAACATCAGCAATAACAACAGGCGAAACCCCTAATTTTTCCAGCTTGCAGAGCACAGCTGCTGGGACGCTTGGCACACTTGCAGGCACAATTACCCCGGCAGGAGCACTAACCGTTACCGGCGGTGGGGCTAACACCTTGGCAATCGGCCAGTTTGTTACTGAGCTGAAAATCGATTAAATGCGAGTTCTTTTGTTGCTGCTTTGCGGGTTAGCAGGAGAAATGCTTGCTTTCGCTAAACCCGCGCAATCGGCTCCGGTTATTCCTAACTTTCAAACCGGCAGCATGACTAGCCACACTGAAACCACCAGCAAGGTCACGGAGACCATAGTCTCTGAAACTTACAGCACTGGATGGGAATACTCTGTAAGCGGCACTAACATCGGCCCA